CGACCAAGCCTGTGTCTCGTCGCGGGCGAACCAGTTCCTCTACTCCCAAAGACTGATGGCTATTCTTTCCACCGGCCTGGAAAAGCTTTCTCACTTCGCCCTGGCTCCTACCGCTCAGCGCACTGCTAATCTCGATGGCACCGCTGTTGATCTGAACGACTATGAAGGTGACGTTGTTGTCATCCTCGACGTTGAGAACGGCGGTACTTCCACCCTTGATGTGAAGCTGCAGTCCAGCGACACCCAAGGCGGAAGCTACACCGATGTCACCAGCGTGTTCGACCTGAATGGCACCGAGCAGGCTTCTGCTGCTGTGGCATTTGCCCAGGTGAGCACCACTGCTTCTAAGCAGTATCTGGTGTTCCCTAAGGGTTCTGCCAAGCGCTGGGTGAAGGCTGTGTCTACTACCTCCACTTCGACCCACACCTACAGCATCAACGCTCTCGGCCCCAAGAAGTACGCCTGAGCCTGATCACGATATGCGCCTGGCTCCGGTCAGGCGCTTTTTCCAATGGCATTCGTTGAAGACCTAAGTGTATTTCTTGACAGCGACGAGTTCGCTGTTTCGGTGACTGCTGGTGCGGTAACTGGACTGGGGATTCTTGATATGCCATCAGAGATTATTGCTGATGGCGTGGTGCTGACGACGGATTACAAGTTGACGTGTGAGGCATCGAAATTTGGTGATTTGCTGCACGGTGATGCCGTGATAGTCAATGGAACGAATTACACTGTCAGAAACACGGCGCTGATCGATGATGGCGCCTTTTGCGAGGTCATGCTTCAGAAGGTGTAACTATGACAGCGATCATCGGCTATTACTCGAATAACGAGAAGAACATCCATGAGTGGGATACCTTGACCGCCGATGGTGAGACCCCTGCGCTAAAGGTAAACGCGACTCTTTTTACATTTGTCGATAAAATTGTTGGCACCAATATAACAGTGACTCACCAGGGATCTCTGAACGGAACCGATTGGTTCGATCTTGAGTCTCATTCTCATAACGCATCGGGCGTCGATTATCACACCTATGCGAATGTGCCTTTGCTGTATGTCAGGGCCAAGGCGACCAGTATCGGCGCGGGCGAAAGTTTTACTGTCTCTGTGATGTGTAACTGATGACCACCAAACGCGAACAGATCCTTGCTCAGATCGCTAGCACGCTGGCAAGTACTGCTGGGGTGAGCGGTCGGGTGTATCGATCGAGGGTGACGGCTGTCGCCAGGGCCGAAAGTCCGATGATCGTCATCGAGCCGGTCACTGATACTGCGCAGCAGTTCACGTCTTTGCCGAAGCTCGACTGGACGATGCGTGTCAGGGTCGTTGTTGTGGTGCGCTCCGGCACACCCGACACTGATGCTGATGCGGTGATTGAGTCGATGCACTCAAAACTGATGGCCGATCTGACGCTTGGTGGTTATGCGATTGACGTGCAGCCGGTGCTGACAACGTTCGAGTTTCTTGATGCTGATCAGCCTGCTGGCGTTTTCGCGAATGAATACGATGTCAAGTATCGGACTGCAGTTGCAGACTTGACCACCGAGTAGGATTCAAGCAGAGGCAACCACTACCATGAGTGATGAGTACAGCGGTCAAGGTGGGTCGTATCTTCTCGATCCAGAAACCGGTAAACGCACTCTGATCAAGCGCACACTTCCCGCCGACAGCCCAGCAACCAATGGCACTTCTTCTACTGAAACGACTGATTCTGATCGAGACGGAATCAGTCTACGGAACGGATCCGACTCCCGACGGAGCGGACGCGGTTTTGGTGAGGGACCTGAACATCACTCCTCTGCAGAGTGATGTCGTCAGCCGCGACCTGATTCGCCCCTATCTGGGGGCATCGGAGCAGCTCCTTGCCAACACTCGCGTTGAATGCACCTTCAGTGTTGAGCTGGCTGGGTCCGGCACTGCTGGTACTGCTCCTCAGTACGGCAAAGCTCTTCAGGCTTGTGGCCTGAGTGAGACTGTCAGTGTAGGCACCAGCGTGACCTATGCACCGGTCTCCAGCAGCTTCGGCTCCGTGACCATCCACTACAACATCGATGGCGTGCGTCATAAGGTGACCGGTTGCCGTGGCACTTTCGTGGTCAATGCCAACGTGGGTGAGATCCCGACGATCGACTTCACCTTCACCGGCATCTACAACACTCCCGATGATTCGGCGCTGCCGAGCGTGACCTACGCCAACCAGGCCACCCCGCTGGTATTCAAGGAGGGCAACACCGATACGTTCGAGCTGCTGTCCTACTCTGGCTGCCTGCAGTCGGTCACCTTCGATGTCGGCAATACGCTGGTGTATCGCGAGCTGATCGGTTGCACCAAGGAGGTGCTGCTGACCGATCGTTCCGCGAACGGCACGGTTGTGATGGAAGCTGTCACGATGGCATCCAAGAACTACTTCACTGCTGCGTTGACCGACAGCACGCTGGGCAACTTGACCTTCCAGCACGGCACCACTGCAGGCAACATTGTTGATTTCGCTTCGACCCGGATCGACATCGGCGATGTGTCGTACAGCGACCAGGATGGCATCGCGATGCTGAACATCCCTTACACTGCGATTCCGTCCACCTCTGGCAACGACGAGTTCAGCTTGGTTTATACCTGATTGAACGCTGGCGTCGTCAGGAGGGACCGCGTTGCGGTCCTTTTTTTATTGCTGTATAGTTTGCTGGAGTCTATTTTCGCTCATGGCCTTTATTCGCAAGAAGGTTAAGACCTTTAAGTGGCCTGTGACCATTGAAGAGCCTGCTGATGGCGGTGTGTTTGAAGAGTCTACGTTTGATGCTGTTTTCAAGCGCGTGCCTCGTTCTGAGTTTCAGAAACTTGCTGACAAGGGTGACCTTGAGCTACTCAAGGCTGTGCTGACTGGATGGGAAGGCATCAACGATGAGGATGGCAAGCCGGTGCTGTTCTCACAGGCGACCATGAAGGAATTCTCGGATGATCCGTACTGGATTCGCGGTGTGCTGAAGGCTTACACCGAAACATTTGAGGGAGCCCGTCTGGGAAACTGAAAGGCGCCGTCGAGTATTGGTGTAAGGGCGGCAAGAGAGTAGAAGACAACACTGCTGATGACGCTGCGGCATTCGGATTAAAGCCGCAGCGCAAGCAGGCTGCTCCAGTCGAGCAGCATTACGAGGTGTGGGAAGAAAACTGGGAATCGTTGATGATGTTCCTGCGAATGCAAACGCAGTGGAACGTCACGATGGGTGGCTACGTCGGCCTGAAGTACGAAGTGCTGCTCGGTGCGGGCGGCTTGATGTCGCTGTATGATATAGAGAACCCACGCGAGCTGCTTGAGGATATCCAGGCAATGGAAGCAGCCGCGCTCGCAGAACTGAACAAGAAAGATGGCAAGTAAAACTGTTCAGCCTATTGCTATCAAGCTCGGCATTGAGGGCGGCGAAAAACTTGCGGCGCTGAATAGATCATTCCGCGATTTGTCGAAGCAAGTAAAGCTATCTGACGCTGATATAAATCAAGCCACAAAGGATATTGTTAAATTTGCCACTGAGGCTGGCAACAGTGAGGCAACAATTAAGGGCCAGATCAAGGCGTTTGAAGGACTCAGAGAGCAGGCGGCGCTTGGTGGGAAGGCGTATATTCAGCTGGGCAAAGATATTGAGTCCCTGAAGGTAACCCTTAGAGGATCGACCGACGAAATGGAGCAGCAGCGTGCTGCTTTTGTCAAAACTGGCAATGCCGCAAAATCAAGTGCGTCTGACATTGCCGGAGTAATTTCTCAGCTTGAGAATCTCAGGGGCAAGGCTAGGCCTGGATCTTCCGCTTTTGCGCAACTTGGCAAAGATATTGCGGCATTAAAGTCTCAACTCCAAGAAGCAAATGTAGAGGTCAAAAAATTTAACGCAGGCTTTGAGATCAGCCAGCGCCCTGGAATGAGTCTTGAAAAGATTCAGAGGCAGATTGGTAAGCTTGCCGAAGGCTTGAAAAGTCTTAATTTTATTAGCGATGAGTTTTTGAATGTTCAAGAACGCATTGCATTGCTTGGTCAAGTTCAAGGCAGAACGACTGCAAGGCAGCAGGTTCGCGCTCAAGCGCAAATGTATTCTAGCGCTGCATTTGCAAACTTCGTTGAGGGTCCGGCTGGCAAGCTAAGCCTGCCAAACACAACAGCAGCATTGCAGCTTGAAGTAAGCGAGCTTCAGCAGAAGCTTGTCAATCTTGACAGATCTTCTTCTGACTACACCGCAACAGCCATCAACCTGGCTGATGCGCAGCGTAAATTGGCTCAGGACGTTATGGGGCTTAGTAGTGCCTATGACAAGCTGGGGGCTGCAGAGGCTGGTGCTGCGCGTCGTGCTGGCAAGGTTGCTGGTATTCAGCAGTATTACGCAGGCGGTGCTGGCGCTCCAGGTGTGGCTGGATTTAGGGATCCAGCGACTGGAGCGATTATTGCAAGAGGTGCTGGAAATGTTGCCGATCGTCGTGCATTCAACGCTGCTCGACGCGATCTGGCAAATGCAATTTTAAGCGGCGCCATTGAGCAAGCAAGAACACTAGCCT